CTACCTTGCAAGGGTAGCGCTCTCCCAGATGAGCTAAGGCCCCGTGTTTGGTGGAGATGGAGGGAGTTGAACCCTCGACTCGACAATGCCATTGTCGTGTGATCCCACTTCACCACATCCCCTTCTTTTCTTACTCCAATATCCCATACCTGGTTTGCTAATGTTGAACTTTTTACACCATTTTGCCACTGCCTTGTCTGATACTCCGAAATCTTTTGCTATCTCTGTTGTTGGTTTAACCCACACCAATTCAGCCAGATCCTCTTTGCTTATGCGGTGTTTGTTTCTACATTCCATACATAAACCTGTTTTGCAATATTTAGTTATTTTCTTGCCACATTGGCAGTTATGTTTGTGTTTTTCTCCCCAATCAATATTCCTGCCCCCATAGGTGTCTGTCTGACTATCACAATTTGGGCATAAGAATCTTAGATTAGAAAGCCTGTGATCATTATTAATGCCATTACGATGGTCAAGTCTTAGAGTGAGTGGTTTATCTAACCACATTGGTGGAGCATCACACGCTTCGCATTTGTATGGTATGAGATTTTCTTTGATAACCCTAGTTTTTACGGTGCTGCCTGAATGTGTAGAATTAGCTTTAAACAAGTCTTTATTTGATATTTTAACGTTTCGTCTTCCAATGTTGGCGTACCTCCCTGTTGGTATGTGTGAGTGATCAATGTTGTCTCTCTTGAAGCGTTTTTTAAGTGTGACGGTACTACTACCGTTCTGTAATCCGAAATACGCCAAAATTTCTTTGATTGTCGAGCAGTCTGACACAATTTTTTGAAATTTTGCTTTAGATGGTCGCCAAATTGGACTCTTCATTGCTCCTCCGTAAGAAGTTCGACTAGAGAATCGTACTTCTTACTTTTGATTGATTATTGTGGGTCGTCGTGGAATCAAACCACGGTAGCGGCGTCTTCAGCGCCGAGCTTTATCACTAAGCTAACGACCCTTAAAGAATAGTGCTGCTGGTTGCCCCGCTAGGGTTCGAACCTAGAGTCTTCTGATCCAGAGTCAGACGCGTTGCCAATTACGCTACGGGGCAATTTGGATGGCGGGACGTACGGGACTCGAACCCGTGATCTCCTGCTCGACAGGCAGGCATGCTAGCCACTACACCAACGTCCCAAAGGGCTAGGATTACTCCTAGCCCGGATGCATACACTTCTGAGCCTACGGCACGCATGCCGCGATTGGCTCGTCACCGTGGACAACACCACGGCCTTAATTGTCAAAGACCTCGCCGGTCTATTCCAACCGGTCTGGCAGGCCACCGAGGAATCGAACCCCGCACGGTCGGGTTTGGAGCCCAACCCGCTTACCCAGAGCGTGACCCATAAATGGAGCGGGTAGAGAGAATCGAACTCTCATCATCAACTTGGAAGGCTGGAGCTTTACCATTAAGCTATACCCGCGTTCTTGACCCTATCAAAATGTTCATATAATAAAAAAGGCCCCTCCTGCCAGATGGCTGAAGGGGCCTTTTTTCTTTTCCTAGTTTGTCTGTTACTAGGCCCCTACAGCCGCTTCATCGCGGACGACCGCCCACGATAACTAAAGGAGTTGCCTCCTTTAATTGTGGGCAGTGCCACGACGGTGGCATCATTGCCGCAATGTTGCGGCTGCCACCTAAGTCGTTCTGGCTGTAAGGGTCTTGTAACCATTGTTCTGCTCAATTGTGCCGGGTGTTGGCCCGGCTCCGAGTTACCTTTGCTCGAAATCTTAAATACGTCTGATCTCTACCGGAGATTATAACAGATTGGTGTTTTTCTGTCAAGTATTTACTTCCAGCAGCCTCTTAAATACACATATACATCTTAGTTGCCGATTATTCGTCGGATTGGAACCCGACAACTTTGGCTATTTTCACGAAATTATCAATGCATTCACAAGTGGTTAACGAACAGTTCTGTATTGCTACCTGCATTGATTTCATGTTGTATGCGCCAGTAAGTATCGCTGCGATGTGCTCATCGGTGATCCTGTGCTTGCAGCCTTCACAGGGCTTTGATTCGCATTCTCTATATGACTCAAGGAGAGCATGTAGGCTTCCAGGGCGATGCATGTCTATCCATTCTTTTCTACCGCACATTGGAATGCTTATGTGTGCAGCAGCCTTGTTCGTTTTGATTAGCGCTTTGCCTATCACGACCTCACCGTCTTTGGCAGCGCATGCATAGCCTTGTTCTTGCATATATTTCGCGATTATTTTGTCAAGGCTTAACATCTTTGGCGCTATCAAAATGGTCTTGTATCATATGACCATTAAATCTGTGATTGTCGAAATGCTCTCTATTTATGTGTTGGCTATTTGGTTGACTACGTCAACTAGTTCATCATGCTGGTTGAAGAATTTGCTCATGGCATCTGGAGTTCAATGGTTCTTTCAAGATTTTCCATAGTAGCTTGCTTGGCTATTTTCCAGGAATGGTCAAATATCACACGTATTGCATCGGCTTGTTCATTGTTTAGGATAAATGATGCATCAGTCCATTCACTGGATGACAGATTCCTACCGCCACTAACTCCAATGCAGCCGCGTTTATAGTAGAATAAGAACGCCTTGAGGTGGAAATCTTCAGTATATCTCCACTCAAATTGTGGCCATTTTTGGCGATGCTGGTCCAACCGCATTGCTTGCTTATAATGTACGGCTAAGCAGTCTTCGCAGTCGCTTCTGCATAGCTTCAAGCCAGAGAAACCCACGAGGATTTTTACCTCAGGGACTTGAATTAGCTGGTCAAGAAGCTCGTGGGTACCATTCTCATACTTACCGCCCCATTTGTGAGAATCGTCGCCGTCATGCAAAATGCCAGCGTAGACTCCATATGTGGCGATCAGGACAGATTCAGGTTTGCCCTTAGCTAATTTTTTTAATCCGTTTGTGTGCGATTCTGATGTGTCGAAGATCATGCTTGATTAAATACACCAATGTCTTATTGCCTAAATTATTATCGTGGCCAACGTCTACTATGGTTAATTCTTATCAAACATAAGACAGGAAACTACATAGAAGGAGTATATCAATGACTTACTACCACTACTCGACGGATCCATTTGGTCCAACAACGCAGCATCAGGCCACGAAATTCGTGCAGTTCAAAGTGTTTGCGAAGGTTGTGCCGACCCATAAAGATGGAAAGCGCGGGGTGTATATGCGCGATCTTGAAAAGATCGCTAATACCATAGAGAATGATTTGGATGCTAGTGGATATTTTACGTTGGCAGAGCCTGTAGCCTTTACCCCACAGGTCGGTAGGAATCCATCTAGGGTTACTATATTCGGATTTATAGATGTCCTAAGGTCTGCTAGTCCGAATGAACCACCGACGTCACAGCCACATTTGATCCATAGCGGGACGGACCCTGGTCAGCCTACAGCGGTTGTTTCTGGCCCAACGGGTGGTTCGGTGAGCTGGGGCCAGGATGTGAAGACCAAAATTGATTCTGAGGTGGCTTGGCTGAAGCAAACCCTTGAAGCAGCTAGTGAATACCTAGATGAGATCTTTTTCATTGAATATAATGGCGTTAAGTATGGATCTTCTTATAAGAAGAGATTCCGGAGCTTTCCGCTATCATAAATTCTGATAGGAGTGCATATGGCTATTATCTCACCACACCAGCTGCCATTAGTGCTCAAGGTAGACAGCAACCCTCTCAAATTCCATGTCCTTTCACAACTTGGCCATCCTGTAGTTCTTGTTGAACTTGCAGAAACGCAGATGGAGCAGGTTCTGCGTTCTACTGGTGACTTTATTGCAAGATATTTTCCGCTAGAGGAGAGATACGCTTTCTTTAATACAATTCCTCTCCAGGCTGAATATCCTGTGCCGGAAGACGCCTATTGGATTAGGACGATCGCTTGGGACCCAGCTACCACAAGAATTGACGAAATATTTGGCGCTGAGAGTTTTCTGTTCAACATAGGCAACATCTCTGGCATACAAAATATTCTAACCGATTATCATTTGCTTCTTTCATACAGAAAATTTAGCCAAAGGATCCTTGGAACCGAGGGGCAGTGGGAATACGTCAAAAGGACTGGAGTTCCTGGCGGTGACAGGATCCGATTGTTCCCAGTTCCTAAGAGCACATACCCTGTGATAGTTGAATATGTTCCGACCGTTACTGAATTTCGTTCTCCCCAAGCGCGGGAACTAACATATCGGGCTGTGCTTGCACAGATGAAGATGGCTTTAGGGTCGGCCAGGAGAAAATTCAGCGGAATACCAGCCCCCGATGGTGGAACAATCACATTTGATGGTGAATCTTTGTATAAGGAAGGATCAGAGGAATACAAAGAGGTAGTGGAATTTGCTGTCAATCAGGGTGAACCTCTCGGCATGTATTTATGGTAATTATGAGTAATTTCACTATTAAAAACAGGCTTAGAGTGCTTCGTGGGAACAAAATAATTGTTCCAGGCTGCGAACCCATCTCAGCATTCACATCAACGACACTTGCCGCTAACTGGACTTGTAAAGCCTCCGTGGTAGACCTAGATGCTGCTTTAGAAGCAATACCTGGTTCGACCATCATAGAATTTAAGAATACAGGCGGTTATGGTCGAGAAATTTATTTCGTATTACCGAGCGGGCCTCCACAGACGCCAAACATGTGCGACGATCCGTGCACAGGCACTGTTGAAGATTGGTACCAAGTTCTGCGCGATATAGCAGACGAAGAGTATGAAGAGCAACAGCAGTCAGAAAGTGAAACGTCACTCGAAGACCTGTGCCAATCTTTTCCACTTAAAGGGATTTTCTAGGATGAGAGATCTAGAAAAGAAGCTTCTGCAAGAGATTAGAAACCAATTCTCCTCATCCGTTCTTATGGAAGATGTCCAGGATTTCATATTCGCGGTTATTGAACCGGAGTTGCCAAAAGAGGGCCATAGAGAATACGAGACTTATATTAGGGTGTACGGCGAGAAGCAAGCTACAATTCGTGGGCGAGGGGGCGTCAGGACTGTCAAATATGATCTTTGGGTTGATAGATCAACTGGCCAAAGAGAGATAGTCACACATAGCACTGGAAAAGCTCCCAAGCAGAAGATGCCAAATCCAGAAAGAATCGAAGTTTGGCAGCCTAAATGTCCAATGTGTGGCGATGAACCACTGACAATAGGCAAAGCCATTAAAAGCCATATTAAAGATGTACAAAACGAGATAGATGGTGTTGGTGGTTTTGATGATTTCACGTACAAGGTCGGGCTACAAAGCAAGGCCGATTCTGCGACCGGCAAGAAAAAGCAGAACCTTGAAAACACAATATCGACATTAAGAAGTGACATAAATTATTTGGAAGATGCGTTAACAAGATACACCAAAAGCGGAAAAGCAGATGAAGTAGTTGAATGCCCCGCATGCACAGGCTGGCAATGGGAAGACATCCCACAATACAAGAATGATAGTGGGGAATATGATCCAAAGAGGGCTGGCAAATATCCAACGCCCTGGGAAATGTTTATTGACTGGCTGTGGGAAACTCTTAGTGAGGCTGGCTTAAGCCCCATGCAGGGGTCTGGATTCGCCAATAGCAAGGACAAATATGGCAAAGACAGGCCAGTTGAGCCAGAAGGCAAGAAAGGGCACATATATCCACGAAAGGATATTATCATCATTGTCGAATCTCTTGGTGAAAGTCTGGCACAGATTCATAAAAATCTTGGCGAGATTCTGCTCAAATCGAAGACCCCGTTCTTTACGATTGTTCCATTCCCCGATGAAGAAATTAAGGATAAGTTCGATTCCGCTGTGGCAATGCATAAAATGGATGCCGATCAGTCTGCTCAGGCCGACAACATAGAGAGATGGGTTGATAATAATAGAGTATTCTATGTTAGAACTAGAATAAAAGAATCCAGATATGGAGAAGAGCTTGGGCTTCCAGAATACGAGATTACGACACCCCTCGATATGTCTAAGCTGCTTGATGAGGTGAAACCAACTAAGACATTCCAATGCAAGAATGGGCATACATGGGAGGTCAGGAAAGATTGGCTCAAGGATAACAAAGTCAAGAAAATGGTATGTGCCCGGTGCGCAGCTGACGATAGTGTAGCTAAAGACGAAGAAGGCAACCCAATTGATGAAAAGGGCAGGATAATTGTTGGCAAGCCGGTAAATATTCCTATGTCCGTTGGCGATGTGCCGCCGAGGGAAGGCGAATGGTGGACGTATGGTACATCGATCAAAAAACCTGGTGCAGCACTGAGAAAAGCCAGATCGGCTGCGGCCCATCAAACACATCTTGGGACAAAAGAAGAAATTCGCGCACGAATTAGGGCAGGCCAGAGTTTTGAAAACCTGCGCGATGATCTTGTTGAGTTGATGCAGGAGAAGGCTGTCGAGAAAGGCAGAACCGCCACTCCAGAAATGGTAGATCGGTACATCAGCACGCTAAGCAGAGTCTACAAAGAAATTAAAAAAGAAGAGGATGAACTGGCTGCGGAATTGGCTGCGGCTGATTATCCTGGATCAAAATATGCTCATTGGGATAAAGAGATAGAGCATCTTGCAGATGCTCTTGGCTCAGATCCAGTTACGATAGAATTGGCTGTATCGAAATATTTGGATACATTAGATGAATTTCCGCAGCCGTTCGATTTTGATAGACTAAGCACAAATGATGCTGTGAGGGCGCTAAACACACTCATCGCTATAGAACCAGACGAGATTGACAGCCTTATACCTGAAGCAGCAGATTATCTTAATGATCTGTCACGCCATAAGATGGCGCTTCTTGAAGATAAGGCTAAGTGCATGGTTTCGGATCTTGGATGCTCAAGAGCCAATGCAATATATGGTGCGCTTAGGGAGATAAAGGAAACCAAGCTGAAGCCGATGCTGCGAGACCCTTTGTATAGAAGTAGTCGAGAATTTTATGCGACATTTAACAAGGCCAATGAAATGTTTGGGTCTCTGCTGGAGTGTGCCCTACCATTATGCAAAGTGTCAGATGTCGCTCCAGTGGTAGAAGACGCACCTGCCCTTGATTCTAGCGCGATAGAATTTTGGGACAATATCTTTGGGCGTCACGCTGAAATAGATCCGATCGTAGCCACCAATTCTAATAAACTGGCTAATTTTTATAGGCAAAATGTTGACAAAAATTTGCTCGAATCATTGTGGAACATGAGAAAGAACGGAAGTAGTCCGATGATGATGGCTCGTATCCTTAACTCTTCAGTGAGTGGTAGAGATGCCAGTTTATAATTTTAACTCAAAAAACCAACAGGTCTCGACCATAGATTCGATACCTGACTTCCGTAGTGGGATCGAGCAATCGTTCTCACCTTTAGCTCTTTATAATCATGACAAACCAGATATAGCCTACGCTGAGAGGCTTGCCGGTGAATTAATTAATCTTAGCGGCGCATGGGTTACTGTGTTCCTAAAAGAGCTAAAAGGGGATTCTGAAGAATTAGAGGTGTGGGACGAAGATGCCGACCCGATTTATCGCGGCGGCAAAGAGATAAAAGCCTACCTAAAACCCGACACTATTGCATTCGAATTGACTAGATGGGGTGTAGACAATCCATTAAAGTTAAACATCATCTTTCACAGACCATCATTGGTTGGGATGTTTGGAGAAAGGTTAGTTGCACCAGGCGATGTCATTAGGGTGCCGTATAACGCTGCCAGGACAATGCTATCGTCTAACAGGGAAAATTACGACTTTCGTGTACTGAATTCATTTGATTCGGGTAATTTTCAGTACCGGTGGTTGTATTACACAGCGAACACACAATTGCTCACTGGTGATGATGCGGTTAGGGTGAGACATGATTAAACCCAAAGACATGCGCGACCTTTTTGGCAAAATGGAAGCGGATATCGTGTCTGCTTTGGATGATGCTGCGCTGAAATTGCAAGGCTATACCGAGGATAGTGTGTCGCACGGATATAGGAAAGAGTGCGAAACTTTCTGGCCATTAAGGATGCCCGATGGAGAGGAAATTCCAAATCCACATACTGGTGAGCCTTTCGGCGAGGAATATAAGCCTGAGCTGCTGGCCTATAAGCTAAAATCAAGAATAACTAAAGACGAATTAAGAAGGATCGTTAGGGTGTGGGTAGACTTAGAAGGCCACAAGAATGCAGACTCGCTTGAAGCGATGGGCAGGCTTCTTGAATTATACGGTTGTCATCCATGGGGCAAAATAAAGAATAAATTTATGTCAGCCGCAGGTATTGCAGACGTCATTAAATAATGCCAGTACACGATTTCACATTCAGACCTAGGAAAGCGCACACTGCTGGTCAGGTATCTGAGCCACTTCCGTCTATACCGCAGAAGATACCAGGCCATCCAGATTTGAGCAAAGACACCGAGATTACTTATGATCCAACCAACATAGACACGACTATCGACGTTAGGACGCTTCTAGTAAAAGGGTTTAATGCTGTTGATGAAGGCGTTAAAAATTATTACTTAACTCTCAAAGTTCCTACCAAAGACAATGTCAGAGACATGACTGTTAGGGTCGCTGGTGGTGATAAAACATTCTTGTTCTGGAAGCAGGATCTTCTAGCCAATAGAATAAAATTACCAGTAATGTCTATAAATAGGACTGGTTGGCGATTCGACCCAATGAGATTTTCACCGCCATATTTAGAGATGACACGTAGATTCGTACATAAAGATGGCAGTAGAGTTTCTATGGCATTTAGGCCACAGCCCTATTTAATAGATTATACATTTTCGATCTGGGGCGAAAGAAAACGAGACGTAGAATACCCAATGTATGATATAATAACCAGATTCAATCCTTTTGCTGAAACTAGTGTTGAATTCAACACGATGAAAGGCAACATAAGGGGGAAACTCGGCGAAGTAACAGATAATAGCGATATTGACATAGGTGCTGAGGAACTACCCAAAGTTCGCTATGATATTACCTCTACATGGGAGGCATGGCTGCCGTTGCCAGAGAAGGTAATGCCGACAATACTGGGTCGCGTTGGGATATTTTCCGAATTTACCGGCGAGATCCTAGATGTAATTAATTTCGACGAAAGTGGCGGCATTAATGCCGTTTCGCTTAGAGACGCAAGGACTCGACCGCTTGAGGAGAGCTAATAATGGCTAAGCCTAACAGGCCGCTTACCCAAAGAGAAATCCGCCAGGCTAAAAAGGAAAAGCAGCAAGAAGAGTATGTTCTTGTCCATAATATCTGCAAGCAGATGATCCCTGTACAGTTAAAGCCTCCTGTCGGTGTCGACTTCTATCGGGGCGAACAGACAGTCCCTCTTCAGCGTGGGAAATCTGCCAAATTCCCCAAAAGTCGACTGAGAATGACGCAGATCGAGAATCTGCAGAAATCAGGTATGGTACGTATTAGTACGGCCAAGTAGATCACCCTGCCCGCAAAAACCTGCCAAGCGATCCCTCCTCTCACCGCCATATTTGCAGCGCAAAAGTAACTTGTACCCTTCCAAGGATTCCTGCAAATAATTGGGTTAAAATCAAATATAGCTCAGAAGAATAAGGATTATCGGAGGATGCAATGGCAGTTTTCCTTAGCCCTGGAGTTTTCCCGCGAGAAATAGATCTCAGCGTTCTGCCAGCACAGAATAGCGACATTGTCCCGGCTTTCATAGGCACAGCCAGTAAGGGGCCTATCAATGAGCCGACTTTTGTGTCGAACGCTGAACAGTTCATCGACACCTTCGGTGATCCATTCCCAGAGTCCAACCTTGGGTATGCTGTAATTGCGTATCTTGAAGAGGGCAACGCGGCTTGGATCCTGCGAGTCGGTGTTGAATGCGAGGATGGGCAAGACTCAGATCTTGCTTGCATTTGTATTGACACAAGCGGGGCCAAGACCACCGGCTGGGGGAGAATGGCTATCTTCTCCGGCATCGATTATGGTAAAGTCTGTCTGCGCCTTCCGACAACCGACGATCCTATTACATTCCACGATGCAGCAGTATATGACATCGAATACACTGATATCGATGTTAGCACGACTTTCGGCCCGACTAATGCGACGGTCACTTTCACTGGCAGCGGTCTGAGTGACGACTACTGTGGCGCGATCGATGACAGTTTCTGCATCCTCATCACCAAGGGGCCGGATGTTTCGAGTGAATCGACCATTGACGGTTGCGAATACGAGATCATCCGCAATAGCGATGGTGCCGTCATTTCCTCTGGAACAATTGTGGAAAGTGCGGTACCCGGCACATCGATGCCAATCCCAATCGGCTCTGGCGATGATGACACATGCCTGATTGGTGAAATTGTCGTCACTGGTGATTCGCCGCTCGAGGCTGGTGACACTTTCTGCTGGAAGGTTCAGCCAGACAACAAGTGCTTTGAGGTCGAAGTTGAAGGCATTAGCCAGGGAACTTTCTGCTTCCCAGATGGCACCACTTACACCTCTGGTGAAGACTTCGCTGATGGCCTCAACACCCTAGTTGGTGCCGGGGTCGACTTTAGGGCGATCTTCATTGACCCGTCTGACGATTGTGAGACTGGCGACGAAGAGCTGTGCCTTAGGACCGATACGGCTGGCGAGCGCATCCAGGTCGTGGACACGGAAGCATGGGCGCTTGAAGTCGGAATCGCCAAGTGGGCCTATGACATTCCTCGCAGTTATCTTATGGGTGAGGATACGGGTCCGTTCAACATCACGACATCGAACAACAGGGTCAATACCCTGGCGATCGGCGACGAATCCACGGTTGAGCTAGAGGTCACCATTCCGGTGGGGCTTGGTCTTAGCCCAGCAGTGGTTGCAAACGCCCTTGACCTTGGCGGAACGAGCGGCGGCGAAGTGTACTATGAAGCCTTTGCGCTTCAGGTGACTGACGATGATGAAAAGGTCGTTATGGTCACACACGTGAGCCATCAGTTCGATCAGCTCAAGATGCAGGCTGATGCGAGCCATATTCGGACGCTCAGGTTTGCAGAAGAGCTAGAAATCGCGTTCCCATACACACGCGGTTATACTCCGTTCACTGATCCTAGAGTAGTGATGCCCGATGGCGGTTCGATCACTCCTTCTTCGCCTCTTTCCTGCGAGACGGATCCGAGCAGTGATGAATGCGCAGCCGACGCGGCGTACTTCCAGAATATCGTTGGATTCTTCGTCGCCCCATCGCCTGGGACATGGATCGACGACATTACCCTCACACTTAGCAACTACAATGATCTGCCGGGTGTGTACACGATCCAGCTCTATAATAGCGCTGGCATCGAGGTTGAAAGGCTTGATGAAGTCTACTTCGATCCGAACGAGGACAGATATATTGCCAACTTGATCAACCCCCAATCCACATTGGGCGGCATCAATGGCAATGATTACATCAACTGGGAGGAGAGGCCTTCTTATCTGGGGAACGATACCACTGAACCCACCACGCTCGAGGTTAGGCTCCCTGGTCTCCTGGCCAATCAGGAATTCAAGGGCGCCGCAAATGGCATCCCAACAGATCCGACACTTAGCTCTGAGCTGGATCGGGCGGTCATCGGCAACCCGGCCCTCTCGACTGGCATTTATGCATTTCAGAACCCAGAAGTGTACGACATCACGTTGCTGGCAATCCCCGGCAACAGTTCTGGCTCCGTGATTGGGCAGGGTCTCCAGCTCTGTGAGAGCCGTGGCGACTGCATGATGATCGTGGATCCGCCATTCGGCCTCAGACCACAACAGGTTGTGGACTGGCATAATGGCATGCTGCTGAGCGATCTGTCCCAGGCCATTAACTCCAGTTATGGAGCACTCTACTGGTCGTGGCTCGAAATCTTTGATCAGTTCAACGGCGGCAACATCTACATCCCGCCATCCGGCTTCATCGCTGGCGTCATCGCCCGTACAAGCCGCGTGTCCGAGATGTGGTTCGCACCTGCTGGTCTCAACAGAGGCCGCCTGCTGACAGCCCTGGATGTCGAGTACAGCCCGACACAGGGCGAGAGAGACCTCCTCTACGGCTTCAATAATGCCGTCAACCCGATCGTGAATTTCCCCCAGGATGGCATCACGGTTTGGGGTCAGAGGACACTTCAGAGGACGGATAGCGCCCTGGATCGCGTGAACGTCAGGATGCTCTTGATTTACCTCAAGAAGATTTTGGTCAGGACGCTGCGATTCTTCCTGTTTGAACCTAACGACAGATACCTTAGATCGCAGGTGGTCAACACCATCGATCCTCTGCTCAATGATGTGATGGCCAGGAGAGGCCTTACCGCATATAGGGTTGTGTGCGATGAAACCAATAACACACCAATCAGGATTGACCGCAACGAGCTTTGGGTGTCGGTCTTCTTGAAGCCCACTAGGGCCGCAGAATTCATCGTCCTCAACTTGGTGATCCTGCGCACCGAGCAGAGCTTCACGGCTGAAGAGGTACTGCAGGCTGGTGGCGTCGTCGTGACTCAGTAAAAGAGGAGATAAAACATGCCTGGATTTAATATCGAAGGTGCGTGGGGAGAAGGCCCGAACGCCGTCACCGAACTCCGCAGAAAACACAGATGGCTCTTCACTGTGGCTGGTATTCAGGACCAGCAGCGCAACAGATCCACGTTATATCTGCAGAAAGCGGCTAGGCCGTCTGTAAAATATGAGCCGGTCGAAATGCATCATGACCAGGAGAAAGCCTACTTCGCTGGAAAGACGGAGTGGGAAGCGATCACTCTTGAGTTCTATGATGCAGAGCAGGATCCGGATGTAAGCGAGTGGGTGTGGGATTGGGCTTGTGGTAGTGAAGGAGTGGTAAATATAACAGCGGTGACTGTTGCCGTCCCTTCTGCTTACAAGAAAAAAGCTCAACTTGAAATGCGTGACGGTGCAGGCACCACAACGGAGACCTGGACCCTATGGAATACCTGGCCAACTGAGACCAACTGGAATGAACTCGACTACACCGTTAGCGACATTGCTTTGGTTACTGTTGTTATCAGGTTTGATAGAGCAAAGCGCGAATAATGCCCGGATTTCGTATTGACAATAGCGCAGGCGACGATAATTCCCTGGATCTGGGCGACAAAGATATTAAACGATCGCACAGATGGCGTATCAATAAATTCGGTCCGGTAACAGACCAAAACGATCTATTATTCGCCAAATCTCTCACGATGCCCAACATTGGGTTTGAGGAATATCAGATCATGGGCGCGTCGGTCGCCTATAAGATCGCGACAAAACCTAATTTTGAAGATCTGGTTATCGCTTTTTATGATGTCGATGGATTAGAGCCTAAGGTTCGTGAGTGGCAGGCCAAAGTATGGTCGCCCAAAGAAGGTATTGGCGTTTGTGACGATTATAAAGATCAAGTAGAAGTGTATCTAACAGACGGATCTGGCAGCCCAGTAGATGATTCATGGAAATTTATCAATGCATGGCCCAAGGTCATAAACCATGGCGAATTGATTTATGACAGCTCTGATTTCAAGCTTATAACAATTACTATATCGTATGACTGGATTGAATATTTCCCGATAGGTAGCTTGGCTAGAGCAGCTAGCAGTGTGGGCAATACCGTTGCCCAGGCAGCGCAGAATGCTGCGAATGCTGTTAATAACGCCTTCACGTCATTCTAATCCTGCCCTCCGTGAGTAAATATCAATACTAAATGGAGGATGTATAATGTCAGAACCGCAAAAACCAGAAGTGGACCAGAAGCCCGTAAAAGAAGCCAGTGTCCTTGACGAAATTCTCAGCAAGCCAGCTGACAGCCTTATCCCGTGGGAGTCCGCCACTTTGCCGAGCCAAGGTGTGTATTATGACGGCAAAATCCAGGGCGGTGCCATAGAGGTGCGTGGCTGGGGCATCCAGACGGATAAAATATTAGCAACGACAAGACTTGCGCAATCTGGACAGTCAATCAATTACGTGCTAGAAAATTGTGTCAAATTGCCAAATGAGTTTGATCATAAGGCCCTACTGGTTGGCGATAGAACTTTCCTCCTATATTATCTGCGTGGTATCACCTATGGCAATGAGTATGAATTCCTGATCGAATGTACAGACGAGGAGTGTGGGCATGTCTGGACCGATTCGTATGATTTGAATCTATTGGCCAGAACAATTACTGGCCCAAATACAGAAATCGGTCTTGAGCCTTTCAAGGTTAATTTGCCATACTTCAGTGAGATAATGGACACGGAAGTTTGGGTTAATGTTCGCTTGCTGCGTGGGTATGACTTGGACGCGATGACGCGTAGGAGGAGAATGGAAAGGAAATTGCGTCCTACTGCTAGGGTTAGGGCCAAGAATAGGGCGCGTGGACAGAAAAAGGTGTCAAAAGAGGTAATAGACCAGACGATCGAGGACAACCTGAACCTCATTATTGTCGATGTGATGGGTGATAATAACAGAAGGAAAATTGAGCAGTTTGTGTCTAAGATGCATGCTAAGGATACGGCTGTCATCAGAGAATTCCTAAAGAACAATTCTCCAGGAATTGATCCTTCTATAGAAGTTACCTGCCCTGAGTGCGACACAGTAATCACCATGGACCTGCCAATCACTGAAAGTTTTTTTCGTCCAACGGTCCCCGGAGGCAATGGAGAATGAATATTGGGCCATAATGAATCACTCGTTTCTTCTTAAGCATTATGGTCATCTGACGATAGAAGAACAGAATAATATGACATTCGAAGATCGCAAATGGTGGATAGAAAGGATTAAGAAAGAAAGAGACGAAGCCAATAAGGCGAATCAACAATCATATAGTGGTCAGCGCAGCCACACACCAGGACAGCCTCCTGTATAATCAAATATAAGTCTAGAAAATTATATTAGAGGTTGCGCCCATGACCGAATATAACCGAATTTCTGGCCGTGTTAACAATATAGTCAATCTAGACACGATTTTCTATCACAATGGAGTGGCAGAAGATCCATATGCTATACGGCGGATTGATATCTATAAAGGGTCTGTAAAAGATGAAAATCTTGAGGCCCAGGTTATTATGCCACCGCCAGACGATCCCACTTACCCCTACCCTGTGGTTAGGGTGGCGGAAGGCGGCGAAGATCTTGATGGGCATTTTTCGCTGCCTTTCTTAGTGCCAAGTGATTTTACTGCGCCAGAAATTTATTTTGATGTGTGGAGATTTCTGGGTAGCGATCCGGGTGGCACGATTGGTGTCGATGAAGACGACGAAACGTTATGGATTTCTCAATGTAATAGATTCTGGGTGTACCCAGATGGGTGGTATATCGACGATGAATTGGTTACTATCCGCCTTGGGTTTGAAGCCATAGACAAACATTTTCGCAAGCCAGAAATCCGTAACTTAGAAGTTGGCTTGGTTCCTCTCCCTCTGTATGATTTCGATTATAACAGAGTAACTCCATTGATCCCCCAGATCCAGCCATACATCCACATCGAAACCGAGAATGGAGAAGTGATTGTTGGCGGTTCCGCAACTACTGGCTGTGATGGCGAACCATGTGAGGGTTCAGAAGGACCAGTTGTAGAGGGGGCGGCTAGGATCGGTCTTAGGCAGGGGAGCTATCGCACAAATCCCTACGTTGTGCAGTACCGTATCGACACTAATCAATTTCTAATTGGCACTTACAAATATAGGGTCATCCTCGTATTGCCTAATGGTCATACAATTGTGTCGGACGACATGAGATTTGATGTATCATAAGAAAAAGAAAAGAAGCGGGTTTCTATCTAAGGAGCTTCCACAACCGCAGGATGCTCTTAAAGCTTGTCCTGAATTTAGCCAATTTTCAAGCAAGGTAAAGAAAAAGCTTGAGCCATATAGACAACAGGAGCCTGCATTGCAGCATGAGTTGTCTGTAGAGGATAATAATAGATTATCACCAGACAGAGGCGGTCTTAGACTTTCATTGCTTTATGACACACAACATCCACTCAATTCATTGCCGCCCAAGCTACAGAAGAGAATAGATCTGATGCTGCAGGCGCAGTCTACGATGCCCTCAATGACAAACTATTCGAATCTGGAAGCACCAACTCCAATGAAGCCAAAGGATAGACCGGTATGAGCAATCACATCTACAAGATTGGTTTGCTAATCACTGAAGACCCAGACATAACTGGCTCTAACTATGGATACGATAAGTGTCCTGGGTGTGGCAGCCCGTATGCCATGGTCGCTGGAGGCAATGTTGGGTGTCCACGACCATATTGTCAATATTATGATAAAGATTACGCCTTAGCGGTCTCCGGATTAGATGAAAGAGCATCGTATGAGGCACTTGTTTCGCCAAACTATCCTGCAATTATGGCAAGGAATGATGCTAGACATCATTATGAAGGTAAATCTGGTGTTGCAATCATGAGGAGAGGCAAGGATCGCGAATTTCCGCAAGAAATGACTGAAAAAGAGTATAATTCTACTAGCGCAATAATAGAATTCGACGATTATATCGATAAAGACCATTATGTGGTCTTGTTCGCCAAGACTAGGCATAAACCATTTTGGACTAAGAAAGACTGGGCGTATGCTGGTAAGTATATGGATTTGTTATGGCATTGGCCAGCCCCAGGAGGCGGGACTGCCGGATATCCTGGGGCTTATGGGGCTGCCTTGATGACTAGGACCCATGATGCTTTGACATGTGCTAAAGGCAACATCAAAAAGATGGTTGTCGAAGGTAAAATAATTATTAATGAACCAAAAGCGCCGAACATTGACGCGGACTTCTTCCTGCCCCCAGAAGATGAAGAAGATGATGAACCAGACGAACTGGATAATGAGTTATATATCGAATATTATAAAGATAACGAAGTGATAGATGGAGCGGGTGACGTAGTTGTCAAATTGTCAAGACCAGCATGTAATTTTGATTCCTGGCAAGACCTATTGGATGAAGTAGAACAGCAAACTGGCGTGAAATATGCTTACGAAGAAGGTGATGGAGACGCAGTTCTTACACCAATATAGCCGGGTCAAACCGCGAGGTTTCTGTCGACGCCGAAGGTGATGGACAATAAAAGCTTGCAGTAGCGTCCTTCATTAGAGGCAGTTAGGTATGTTAAGGCTACGCCTTAGCATGTTTGCTACCGGCTATGGTTTGCGGGGGCCGTAAGGCCCCCGTTTCTGTATTTCAGCATTATGCTAAAAAGTGAGCATATATTAGCATGGATTGAACGCAACTTTGACGGGTATAAAATCCGCAAAGGCGGCGAAGAAATCGTCATGGCAAATCCGTGGGGAGATAGTGGAAAACATTTCAATATTTCCCTAGTTAAGCGCAAATCCAAAAAATCAAAGAGAAAAGATTTTTGGGTTCATGATTGGCGTCCAGGACATCGTGAATTTGATGGGTCATTTATAAGGTTCGTCCAACGATTCAAGGGATGCTCTTTTGTTGACGCTCTTAAGGACGTGTGCGGGAGAGGTATTGACCCCCGTGCTTACCTTCGAAGATCAAAGGAAAGCCAAGAGAAAGCCCCGGAGATACCAGAGGAAAGCGAGATTGAGTTGCCGCCTGGTGCTAGGCTGATCCGAGATGTTCAGGATACAGCAGCATATAAATTCGCAACCAACTATTTGGCTTCTAGATGTATATCACTAGACGAAGCCACGCAGTATTATATTCATTATGATAGTGTGTCTATAATATTCCCATATGTAGAGTTCGGAATAATTGTTTATTGGCAAAGTAGGTCTATGGTTGGTAAAACTTTCGAATTTCCATCAGAGACTGTTGGTGTAACCAAATCTGAATTTCTGTATGGTTTTGATCAGGCAGAGCCAAG